GAAATATCAACTGCTAACAAGCGAACTAACAAACCAGCAACAAACGAACAACAAACGAACAACAACTAACAATAATGTATATAATGTAAATAATGTAAATAAAGACTCAGTACCTAGTGTAGAAGAGTACTTAAAACACGCATTAAAAAGAAAGCCTAACGTATGTCCTGAAGATGTAAAACTTAGATACTATTCTTGGGTAGATAATGACTGGAGTATTAACAGAAACGGAATCAATAGACCTATTAAAAACTGGAAGTCTACCTTAACCAATACGCTCAAGTATTTAAACGAACGATATACAAAACCTATTGAACCTATTAAAGAATCTTTGGAAGATAGAGTAAAAAGGTTAAATTTGGAACATAAACAAAAAGGCTGAATTATGGACATTGTAAAGGAAAACGAAATAAAAGAACGGCTAAAGGATTACTACCATACTGGTGGAGGCGTTACATACTACTTAGGATTTAATACGCTAGGAAGTTTGTATAGCATCAAAGAAGGAGGCTGTACTGATTGGTCTGGACTTCCTGGAAGCGGTAAAACAGAGGTACTACTAGACTGTTTAAAATTTTGCTCTAGGCATTACAGACATAAGCACCTTATCCATATGCCAGATGCTGGTACTATTGAGGAGATTATAGGAAAGCTAATACACAAAATGAGTGGTAAACAGTTTGAAGAGTTTTATATTGATTCAGATGGCAATAAACGACTAATTGAAAATAGAGTAACTCCAGAAGAGCTAGACCATTACTTACCTATTGTTCTTGAGTTCTTTAAAATACTAGACCCAAAGAAAGCGAATAACTCAAAAGCGTTAACTCCAAAAGAGTTTTGGCAGTTCTCAGCAGACAATAAAAAAGAGCTAGGTATATTCTCAGCCGTCATTGATAGCTGGAACTATATGAAGCATGATGTAGGACTTTTAAGATACGACCAATGGCTAGAAGATACTTTAAGCTTTAGAAACGAACTAGCTGAAAGAAACGCTTTGCACTTTCATACAATCATACACCCTAAAAGCGGTAAGAAGGTGGATGGTAAAACACAGATGCCAGACATGCACGACTTAAAAGGAGGTTCTGAATGGGCAAACAATGGTAAAAGTATTATAATTGTGCATAGAGAGTTTGGAAGTAGCGTTACAGACATTAAAATAAACAAGGCAAAGCCTAAAATTGTAGGAGTTCAAGGCTTAACTTCTTTGCAATACGACATAAAACAAGGGGCTTTCTATGAATTTATTGACGGAAAAAAGAAATTTGCAGAGCCACAGAGGAAACCTTTAGCAGATTTAAGTACATTTATAAACGAAGATTTTTAAATTATGATTTATTTTAACAAATTGACAGACTACCAAAGCGAGATATTAAGCGATGGTAAAATTATTGGAACGCTGGAGAAACTAGCTAACGAATACTACATTATAGAAATAGATTACTTTGAGTTCCCAGTTAAGATAGAAAACAAGCATTTGATAAAAGGCATAATAGAAAAGGTTTACTCTAAGGTAAGAGCTAGAGACTTGAGAAGCATGAAAAAGTTAAGACCATACTCACAATTTAAAACTTTATCATAATGCAGTTTAATTCTAATTTTGCCTATGACTTAAAAGTAGGTCAAGTAGCTGAGGAAGCACTAGCTGAAATACTACAAAACAAAAAAATAGAAATTAAGAGAGACTTAAAAGCGTTTAAGACTGGTAATATTTTTATAGAGTACGAATCAAGAGGCAATAAAAGTGGAATAGCAAAAAGTAAAGCTGACTACTATTGTTTTTTTATTTCAGATTATAGACTGTTTTTAATAGAAACCATAGAACTAAAAAATATTTGTAGAAGATATTTAAACACAAATAGAGACGTAAAAGGAGGAGACTCCAATACGAGTAAAGGTATTTTACTACCAATAAAAAATCTAATAAATGAAATGTAAAAACTGCGGAGACGAATTTAAGCCAGTATCTTTTAATCGAAAGTACTGCATAGAGAATCCATGTAACGACAAATACTACGAGGAGCTACAAAAGAAAGCCTTAAAAAAGTGGAACAAGGAAAAGAAAGCAAAGAAGGAAGAGCTTAAAACTGTTTCAGATTTGATGAAGGAAGCGCAAAAGGCGTTTAATGCTTTTATAAGAGAGAGAGATAAAGACAAGCCTTGCATAAGTTGTAACAGATTGTTAGTTGGTAAGTTCGATGCTGGTCACTATTTCAGCACGAGTCACAAAAACGTAACTTTTCACGAAGACAACGTACATGGACAATGTGTATTTTGTAACAGACATAGGCATGGAAACCTTATAGAATATCAAATAGGTATAGAAAAACGAATAGGAGCGGATAGATTGTTTTATTTGCATCAACTAGCTCATCAAGAATACAAGCCAAGCAGAGAACAAGTGAAAGAAATTATAAAAGAATACAAGCAGAAACTTAAAACTTTACAGAATAAATAGTATATTTACAAACAAAAATCAAAAATTATGAACACATTTAACGAAGAATTAGAGAAGAGAAAGCTAAGCATTTACAAGAGTCTAGCTGCTTTCCAACAAGAATGTCCAGTAATTGCGAAAGCAACTAGCGGCCATAACTACAAGTATGCTGACCTTCCAGCTATCTTTGAGGTTATCAATCCAATTTTAGCAAAGAATGGCCTAGGATTCACTCAATTACTACAAGGGAATTCAATCCAAACTATTTTATTCCATGTAGAAACCGGTGAGACTATCGAGAGTATTACAGAGATTCCACAGGACGAAGCGTCTCGTATGAATATTTTCCAATCTGCCGGCTCGGGTGTGACGTACTTCCGCCGCTACAGCCTCAGTTCGATGCTCGGTATTGTGACTGATGTAGATACAGACGCAGCGAAGCAGCCATTACCGAACGACAGATTCGAGAAAGCTCTTGCAGCAATCGAGAAAGGTACAATCAAAAAAGAGCAGATTATTAACGGCTTCAAGTTAACTGCTGAGCAACTTAAAAAACTAGGATAATGAAAGACTTAAAGATAAGAGCCTCACAGCTTGGTAAGCTAATGGCGACAGATAGTAAAACAAGTATCACTCAGAAGCAGCTGGTAACCTTAAATGGGTTACTGGCTAAGATTAAGCTAACAGAGAAACAAGCAGAGCTAAGAGATACGTTACTACTCAAGAGAGATGCAGAGCCAGAACTAAGTAAAGGAGCTAAGAGCTACATTACAGAGCTATATTTAGAGCGTGAGTTTGGTATTAAGCAAGAAATAAACTCTAAGTACCTAGATAAAGGTAACGAAGTAGAGAAAGCTTCTATCGAGCTTACAAGCATATTACTAGAGAAAGACTTTCTTTTTAAGAATGATGAGTATTTTGAGAATGACTTTGTACTAGGTACTCCAGACGTATTGACAGAGGACAGCGTTATAGATGTTAAATCTAGTTGGTCTGCTGCTACATTCCCATTTTTTGATACTGAACTAAAGAACAGCATATACGAATGGCAGCTCAAGGCGTACATGTGGCTAACTGGTAAGACTGAGAGCTTTCTATGTTATTGTCTTGTTCCAACTCCAGAGAACTTGATACTTGATGAAATGAGAAGAGTAAGCTGGAAACGTGGAGAGGGTGCAGAAGTATCTGAGGAAACAGAGCGAGAAGTAATAGAGTACTTTGATATATCTAAGATTCCAACGGAGAAGAGATTAAAAGCGTTTAAGGTTATCCTAACAGATGAAGACATTGAGAAGATGAAAACTGCTGTAAAGATGGCTAGAGAATACTACAAAACACTAAGTTAATAAGCGGTAAGTTTTAAACACTACGTTAATTAATTAAAAAAGTTTCATATATTAACAAAAAAAAAGTAAAGAAAAATGGAAAATTTTAAAGTAAAGGGTACGATTTCAGAGATTACAGAAAAGAAAGTACTAGACAACGGAGCTGCTGTATTAGATTACGTAGTAGACACAACGTCAGAGAGTGGCTATGTTACTCGTATGAAGTTCGGAATGTACAAAAAAGCAGATTATGTAGAACACGTAGACAACTTTATTAAGTTTAATAACGTTGGAGATGTTGTAGAGGTCGAGTTTACAATAAGAGGACAAGAGTACAACGGAAAAGTCTACAACAGTTTGAACCATTGGAGATGTGACAAAGTAGAGATGTCAGATAGTCCGCATATAGAAGAGGCAAAAAATGACTTACCTTTCTAGTGACGAAATATTAATGGCAATTTTGAGCAAACCTAACGGAAGCGCAGAAACTTCTGTTGGGTTTGTTCAAGACTTGCATAAGTTTACACGTGGAAACGTGGCACTTATAAAACAGATTCAGAATCCAAGAGAATCAATCGAAGCAATAAACCTAAAGAATCAAATTCTTACAATCCTTAAAGAGTACGACCAGCTAAACAGACAGCCTATAAACTCAAAGCGTACCAAATGAAGGATAAGTTTTACATTATTGATTACGGCAAAGATACAGTAGAACTGGCTGAGTCAATAATTGAATATCTAAAAGAGAACGGAAACCACATTGTAATATACTTAACCGACTTGCCGAGCGCATTGATGGTAAACGAAATTACTCAAGATGAGTTTCTAGACCATTTCACAGCAACCTTAAAAGACAAAAACTAATGGACTGGCTAGAAAAAGTATCAAAGTATCACGATGAGTACCTAAGATTCTTACAAGCTATGGGATGCACTTCTCATGCTGAGGACATAGTACAAGAGATGTATTTAAGGTTACACCATTACAACGCTGGAGAGAAAGTAATAAACGAAAAAGGAGAAGTAAGCAAGTCCTACATTTGGAGAGTACTAAACAATATGTACAAGTCTTACCTAAAAGACAAAGGTAAGTTTTTCTTCTACGATATTACAGAGTTCAAAGCTATCGAATCAGAAGACTACAAAGAACAAAGAGAGGGAGGCTACACGAAGATAACTGAGAAGCTATACGAGGAGCTGAACAACTTAGATAAGGAAGGCTATCCATACAACAAAGAACTATTTACGCTGTACATTGAGTCTGGAATGTCTATGAGAGCATTAAGCACAGTCACAAGAATCAGCGTAACAAATATATTCCATACAGTAAACTTCTGTAAGAACCAGCTTAGAGAGCGTTTAGGAGAAGACTACGAAGACTTTAATAACGAAGACTACGATAAACTATAAACACGAACACAATGAAAGAGATAAAGGCATTTTTAAGCAATCAGAAAGACATTTATACAGTAATGCTACTGGAAGAGATGAAGAGCGAAAGCCCTAACTTTGTAGCAATGCGAGACATACTGAACATGGTAATAGCAAATGAGATAACTTTACAAGGAATAAAAAAGAATAAAGATGGCAAATAAAAGATTTAGAAGAACACCAGAAGAGATTGAGCAAGGCTTAACAGTAGAACAAGCGAAAGCAGCAAGAATAGAGAAAGATATTCAAGAGGCAGAGAAAGCTGTTGCAGAGGTTTGTGATGAGCCTATTAAGACTCAGGAAGAACTAGAGGCGAAACACGCAGAGAACGCACCAACTGGTCTAGGAGATGTAGTAGAAGCAATCACAGAAGTTACTGGTATTAAAAAGGCTGTAAAGTTTTTAGCTGGGGAAGATTGCGGATGTGATGAGCGAAAAGAGAAACTCAATAAGATGAGGTTTAGAAAACAACCGCTTTGCCTTACAGAATCAGAGTACACTTTTCTACATGGTTTCTTTACAAATTCTAACGGAATGGTAAGCCAATCTCAAAACTATCAACTTGCCACAATATACGCTAGAGTATTCCAAAAGAAAGGCGTAGAGGTTACCAGCTGCTCAAGCTGTGTTAAGCAAAGAGTAAAGGACTTAAAAGAGATTTACAATACTTACGAGTAATCATAATTGTTAATGATAAAGGGGCTTTCAGAGATGGAGGCTCTTTTTTTTTACTTTTTTTTTTAAAAAAGCATTGCAGATTAGAAAAGATTACTTATATTTGAAGAAACAAACAAACAAAAAGTAAAGGAATTATGACAAAAGAACAAAGAGAGAAAGCACAGAAAGCAGTGACAGCGATGAAGCACTATTGGGAGAGCGTTATGAAAGAGAGCAGCAGAGAAGACGTTTTATACTTAGCTGAAAAGATGGGACTAAGAACGCACCACGAAAGCGGTAGACAAATAAATACAAAAACACTAAAAGGAATCATTGCATATAATAAGGAAAACGAAGAGAGTAAAGCTATTTATGAATTCCATAGCACTCATTAAATTAACACACACAGAGAGAGCTTTCCATAATCGGAGGGCTTTTCTCATTATAACAAATTGGTGTTTTTTAGTTATAATAACATAAAATAACATAGAATGCCATTTAAAAAAGGAAACAAAGAGGCTAGTGGTAGACCTAAAGGCTCAGAGAACAAACTAACAACAGAAGCCAGAGAGATGTTTGTACAGACTTTAGAAGGTCAAGTACCAAACATTCAACAAGCATTCTCAGATGTACTCGCAAAGAGTCCAGAGAAGTATCTAGACCTATTCGCTAAATACGCCCAGTACTTTGTACCTAAGAAGACAGAATCAGAAATTAAAGGAGAGCTAAGCAGTTCAATAGACTTTAACGAAGTGATGCGTAAGTTCAATGGGGAGGATTAAAAATGTCTACCGAAAGTTTAATAATCCTACTCGCTACTTCATCGTAACTGGAGGACGTGGCTCTGGTAAGTCGTATGCAGTAAATACTATTCTTTGTATGTTAACCTGTGAGGTAGGACATACAATACTGTTTACTCGTTACACTTTGAGAGCTGCGAGTATTTCTATTATTCCAGAGTTCATTGAAAAGATTGAGATGTTAGGACTTGAGAAAGCGTTTCACATTACTAAGGATGAAATAATAAACATACAGACTGGCTCTAAGATTCTATTCAGAGGTATCAAAACCAGCTCAGGGAATCAGGTAGCTTCTCTAAAGTCTTTGCAAGGAGTCACAACTTGGGTACTAGATGAGGCAGAAGAGCTTGTAGATGAGAACGTATTTGATACTATCGATATGTCAGTACGACAGAAGGGGATAGCTAACAGAGTGATAATGATAATGAACCCAACGACAAAGGAACATTTTATCTATCAGAAGTTCTTTGAGACTAGAGGAGTTCAAGAGGGAAGCAACATAAGTAAAGACGATACTACATACATACACACTACCTACCTAGACAACTTAGAGAATCTATCTGAGAGCTTTCTAAAGCAAGTAGAGAATATTAAACAGAGAAGACCTGAGAAGTATAAGCACCAAATTCTAGGAGGATGGTTATCGAAAGCTGAGGGTGTGATATTCTCTAACTGGGAAGTAGGAGAGTTTAAACGAGTAGGAACTTCTGTATATGGTCAAGATTTCGGTTT